CACCACCACGTTTTGGAGTTGCCTCTGTAATAGTGTTACCGGCACCGATATATTCAAAAGTATGTGAACTAGCAATAATTTTGCTTTGCTGGAAGAAATGAACCGATGTTCCTACGCCAACTGAGTGGAGTAGGTTTTCTTCAAGGGTTAATGTAGTAATTCCAGATACTATTGGTGTGCTACTATTTATTGTATAGTAAATAGGTGCCATTACAGCAGTAGCAGTTGCGCCATTACTACCAACATCAGGATTACTAATTGTCACCGTTGGTGTTGTTTGATATTGAGATCCGCTACTAATGATAGTGATCGAAGCAACACTTTCACCCTCTAAGGTGGCAAATGCTGTTGCAGTTTCACCACTCACACCTGTAGGATCTGCAACTGTAACTGTTGGAGTAGATGTATATCCCGTTCCTCCAGATCCAACTGTGATTGATTCGACAGATTTAAATAGTTCTCCAAAGAACGCAATTTGTCCATCATATGGACGTGTGGTTGTAGTACCCACGTTAATCGTAACGTTATCTTGAGCAGCATCTGCTGATGCAGTACAAGTTCCAATAAACTGAAGACTTCCTTTTCCGTCAGCAACTAAACCATTTGTACCAAAACTACAATTACTGTTAGCAACGTCTGCTTGTCCACCTGCATGGCATTGAATAGCAACATCACAACAGATAGTGAAGACTGAGACTAATTGAGCATATCCTTCATTAGTTACAGCAACTCCGACACCACCCTGGTTATATTGCGTAAAAGCGTCAACATTCATTGACTTTGTGTTTACTGCTTTACTACCATCAACTCTGATGCCAGTTCCAGTTGTAGTGTCACTGGTGCAGTTCTGAATATATGGGCCTTTCCACTTACCACCACCCACATTAGTCGCACCATTAGTTGGAAATGCAACCGCAGCAGCAGGAGCAGTGTGTCCAGAAAAAGTCATGTTTGCTAACTTACATGCTTTGTTAACATGAAATAAGTCAGATGTGGGAGTACTTGGTAATACTTTTACAGTTCTTAAATCATCACCAACAACAGCAGTAAAGGCGGGAAGTTCAATCGGATTAATTTCAACATAATTACCAGACAATACTTTAATAACTGAGCCAGATGATGCTACAGAAACAGCACTCTTAATCGTTAATTTTGCATTATCAATCGACGTTCCGTTATTGCTATCATTACCATCTTTAGCGACATAGAAAACATTAGGTGCAGAGTTAATACCAGATGCACCTGCTTGAATGGTTACATTATCACCAATGGTGACACTCGAATTAGATATGACTACATCTTCATCGCCAATAGTAATTTTGTTAGTAGTACCATCAATCGTGACAGAACTTCTACCAACCGTCAGGATGCCAATGATTCTTGCATCGCCATCAACATGCAATGCGGTTATTCCAGCACCGATAGTTACTGTTCCAGCAGCACCAACAGCAGTGATAATACCACTAGAGATGTTCAATCCATTATTGAGGATTTGAATACCCTGTTGTGCTGTGATAATACCAATAGCATCAATATGTTTTACATCTTGATAAGTTAGAGTGCCACCAACAGAAACATTACCCGAGAATGTTGCAGCAATACCTGTAATAAAATTAGTATTAACAGCAGCAGCGGTAATAATACCTGTGGTGTTAATATTTGTATCGGTTCCAACACCAGCACCACCACCGCCGCCGCCAAGAGCGGTACTTGCAATACCTACCCATTTAGCACCATTGAAAATAAGGAGTTTTCCAGTGCCAATGCCCACATCAAAACTAACATCATCCAAATCTGGAATACGTCCAGCACCACCACCACCTACGGCAGAAAGTTGAGATTGGATTCTATTAATAAAGATCTGATAGTGCTGTTTTAAATCTTTAAAAGTAGCAAACTTCTGATCGATAGGTGTTAAAGGATCTTGCTGCCCACCAACACTTTGTGGTACATTATGAGGTTCTTCAAGAGCAACTTCATTAAGTTGCTGCAATTCTTCATTTAAATCTTTTTGCTCATTCTTGATAGATTGAACAAGAGAACGAAGACTTACGATATCTTCTTTAATATAACGAATATCATCGTCATAATATTTTACTTCGGGAAGTTTTGTTACTTCCTCTTTTAATTCATTAAAATAACTAAGAAGCAGTTCATCAGTTTTTACATTGTCAATATTATACTTGACAAGTTTACTTTCAATTTGAGTCTTTAACTGATCATATTCTCCTTTGATTTGTTTCTTTAATTTTCTATCATCATCTTTTGATTCTTTTTGGAACTCCCAAACTTTAAGAGAAAACTTACTAAGTTGTTTCCAAATTTTTTCTTTTTGATCTAAAAATTCCTCAGAAATTTTATTATTTTCATTTTTTAAATCTGTTTTTTGTTCAAAATATTTTTTCTCAATATCTTCTTCAAAAAATTTAAAATCGTGCTTTATTCTTTCTGCTAAAGTATTGATGGTATCATTTACTTTTACAAAATCTTCATCAATAACACTAAAGGTTTTGCCGATCCAACTGAAGTCGGGTACTTCATTTATTTCATTTACCCATTTAGGAAATGTAGGAATAGATTCTCTTACTTTCTCAATATCTTCTTTTATTGAGATTAAATCATCTTCATAGTACTTTGGTTCAGGAAGATTAGATACTTCTTGAATTACAGAGTCTATTCTGTCTTCAATATTTTGAACTTGTTCATCATAATATTTTACCTCTGGTAATTCTTCAAGTTTATTAGAGATAAAATTTCTTACTTGATCAATCTGCTCACATACTGCTTCAAGTTCATCATCATAATATTTTACTTCAGGAACTACAGAGATTTCTTCCCTTAATTGATCAATTATTTCGCAAATTGTTTCAAGTTGATCATCATAATATTTTACTTCAGGAATCTCAGGAATATCCTTCCTTACATCACTAATTAAATGTAAAATTTCTGTAAGATCAACAGTAGATTCCACAACTTCTGGTTCTACTGTTTCTTCTATTTGTTTTTGTTTTTTTTCCTCTTCGTTATCTACTTCAATATAATCTTCTACGGAGGGAAGTCCCTCTTCATGAATGAGATAGTCATCTACAGAAGGAAGTCCCTCTTCATGAATGAGATAGTCATCTAGTGACGGCAAATTTTTATCTTCAGCCTGCGCCATTAAAATATTAGTAAATAACCTTGGGTTTTCTCACCCTATGGTTTATTTATCTTCGCTTCTATTTTGCTTTAGTAATTTGGCAAGATCTGCTGTAGAACCAACAAAAAGTGCATTGGTAACATTTGTTGGAGAAGATTTTTTAGAATCCTCCTCTACATCTTTTAATTTTTTTTGCAAATCAATTAATTTGTCAGTTGCATCAGCTACACTTTTGATTAACTGCCCAGCAACTTCATATGCTCTTGCTTGTTCAGTTTCTTGTGCAAGTTCAAGAATACCATTTACTGCTTCTTGTCCTTTTTCGATTAATGAATACAAGTTACCTCTTGTATATTCATAATCTTTTCTTGTGTCAGTTTTTATTGCTTCTACTTCTTTGGGAATAGGTTTGATTGGTTCACTAGAAACTATTTCACTAGAGACATCAAATGTGTCATTTAAACTATCAAAACTCATGTGAGACTCCCGTCAAATCCAAAGTCATCACCGATTTGTATGAGAGCATCATCGGCAGCAGTAACAAAATTAACTGCTGTTCCACCAACATGAGACGCGGTGAGAGTTCCATCTTGCCCTCTCTTTGTAAAGAGCGTATTTGCTTCTTTTCTATCAACGTAAATTGATTCATTATCAATAACGATATATGTGTTTTCAGATATTTCAGAAGAATCATTAACACGTAAGATGTTCGTAGTTGTACCAACATCCTCTGCTAAGTTTGTAACAACATTACCTGTGTAACTTTGTGTTGCTCTTGGTAATACTGTATAAGTAAGATCCCTTGTAGGTGTAGAAGAATCGTCTTGAACGTATCCAACACGTACCTTTTTGATAAGATCTCTGGATGCTTTTGATGTGTCTCCAACAGGGCCAAACAAATATGTTTTTGCAGTAAATCTAATTGTATATAATAGAGATCTTCTAGTAGTATAATTGCCCTCGTAATCATCCTGTATTGAAATATTTTCAATCACTACAGGAATATCTCTCTTTTCTCCAATAGTATCTAATAAATTTACAGATAATGTATATGCTGGTTGAAAGTATGGTAAAATTTGTTCAATAATTTGAAGCATGTCATCATTCAACTTGCAAAATATAGAAAGTTCAAATGCCATATTATAAGGCACCGGCATATAGGTTTTTCTAATTGCAGTGGCAATACCTACACTTTGCGATTTAAATGTTTGAGTTGTTGTTACTTTTCTACTGCCATCATATTGAAGTCCTGTAAATTCAAAGGACATTCTTGGTAGAGTAATCGCAGTAGGTTTGTTTAAATCTGGCGATTGCTCAAGTCTTGCTAAAAACTTTTGAGAAGGCCCGTATGCTAGTGGAACTTTGATAACTTCTTCAACGTTACCCGAAGAATCCAGATGTTTGATATCAATTCCATTAAAAAGACTTCCGAACGAAATAATCGTTCTTCTCAGGATTTCATGGTAAAAGTATTCAAACATACTATTGCCTTACTTTAGTTTTATTTATGTTAAGGATTGCCAAAGGGGTTAGATTCTGAGAAATCAATAATTCCATCCTTTGCAGACAGTTCTATTTCATTATTATCTGGATACTTGTTAACTGTGTTATCATCTTCAATAACTCTAATCACATAAGCAGCACCGCTCTCAGAACCTTGTATTGATTCTCCTGGTAAGAAGTCTCCAGAAACATTAGAATAGGTGAGAACATTAGTGACACTATTCCACGTCTTAACTATTCCAGTGATACCACTCGTTTGTCCAGTAATAGTTTCTGTTGGAATGTAATTACCAGATCCACCCATATCTGGAGAAGAAAGTGTAATCGTAGGTGCAACTGTATATCCTGCACCAGCGTTTGTAAGGTAGATCGCGGTGACTGTACCTGCTGTAGAAACGACTGCAACACCTGCTGCCGTAGTTCCAATACCAGGACTGCTGAATGTTACGGTAGGAGCAGATACATATCCACCACCACCATCACTAATAGTAACAATACCAACAGTATTATCAGATATTCTAGTGGTTGCCGCTGCACCAACACCAGGATTAGTGTTAACACCTACAAAAACAATACCTGGATTAATAGTGTATCCTGCTCCGGGGTTTACAATAAAGACTCCTTGTACTTTAGAACCAATTAAAGTTCCATCACAATTAGCAATGTCGTCACGTAAAGTTGATATGCCTGTAGCGCGGGTGCCACTGGTAGGTGCAGATGAAATTGCAACAATGGGTGGATGATTGTATTTTTCACCTCTATTGGTAACGATAATTTGGTTGACGGCACCTGATGCAATTCTTCCAGAGAAAGCGGTGGCGGTGGTTCCGGATCCAACAAGTGTGAGAGATCGGATATTTCCTTCCACATCGAAGGTATCATCGATTTCTTCAATACCAGTATCCAGAACTTCATCTTCACCTCTGAACAGTTCGCAAGTTAGTTCGTAAACGTAATTTTTTTGCAACTGATAAAATGGTTTTTCATGCTCAACAAACTTAATTTCAAAAAGTCTGTCACCAAGAGGAAAATAGATTAAATCACCTTCTTTAGGACGAGTTGCAAGCTCAATATTTGGTAAATTTTTAATTAATGGAGTAATATATGAAGAAAATCTTTCTTGTGAGATAATTAACTTAAGTTCATTGGTTGCTTGAACACCAAATTTTGATAAAAGTACCGTATTTTCGCCATATCCGTCAAAATTATCAACATATGCTTCAATTGGATAAGATTGATTAAATTCTGATGTAATTACCTCTCTAATTATCTTACTTTTAGTGACATATTGTCTTGGTAAATAATAAACTTCAACACCATACATCCTCAACTGTTCGTTGATTAAGTCTTGGACAAGACTTTGCTCTCCCTGAGAGCCCTGTAAGAAAAAAGGATTAAGTGCCATTATCCGATCATGTCAAGGGGAGGAAGTTCATATGTATTGGACATTTTTGTAGCAATTTTATCAAGATCTGCTTGTCCATCTTCATATATTTGTCTACCATTAAGTTCTACACCACCAGGAAGTTTAACACCTTGAAATTTCATGAGGTTTTGTCCCCATTGACGCTTAATTAAAGCAGTCAAATATGGTTTTAGGAAAGAATCATTATATACTCTAGAAAAATCATTTGGATCAACCGTTCTAAAACAATCTATAATCAGATATTCTCCAGCATTTACAGTACCCCAGTCAATATCAAGATATAATCTATCTTGTCTTTGGTTAAATCTAACTTGTTTGTGAGTATTCAGCAAAAAATCAATATCTTCGAGATATGTCTTAGTCATTGCATATGATAATAACTC